CCAAACAAGTCTTCTACTTTGTCTCTTGTGCGTGACTCAGGCGTATCAATGCCCATAATACGAACACGTTCGTCTGTTAGTGTTACACCAAAACCTAGATCAATATCTACGTCTACTGTGTCGCCGTCTACTACTTTAATGACTTTTACATCATATTCATTCTGTTGCATTTTATTTCCCTCGTTGTTTATTCATCTAAGTTTAATGCTTGATCGCCCCATTCTTCCATTACAAACTCTCCAAACGCTGTTCCGAAGAGCCATATAAATGTTAGAATTATTACTCCTACACATATTATAAGAAGCCATATTAAAATTTTTATTATAATATGTTTGCCTTCCGTCCAATGTGCTACTTTCTTTATTTTGTTTTTTACACCGCCGAGCAGATACTCTCCAATAACCCAACGTGCTAATCTCATTACAATTAGTATTGGTGAACTTAGCACATCAAACAATATTAAGAATAAGTCTACACTAGCATCTATAATGTTGTCTATGTTGAACCAATTGCGAATACGCTCAACACGTTCTTTGCGTTTTTGTTCGCGCTTGTCCATTTGCCCTGCCCTTTATATGCTAACATTATTTAGTCATAAAAAAAGGCCGCCGAAGCGACCCTTTTAGTTGTTATGTTATAACTTAGAAGTTAAACGATAGACCTGCTTGTGGTGTCCAATCTTTTGCGTCTGTGTCATAATCAACGCCTGCGCTTAGTTCTGCACCTGCTACGTTCATTGTGTACTCACCACCTACGTGCTGTAGTTTGTTAGTATCTGAACCGTTGATGTATGCTTCTAATCCGCTTACTGCAACTGAACCTTCATATGCCATTGCTTCTGCATCCATGTCATATGTTGCCATACCGCCTGCTGTTACCATACCTAAGTCGATGCCTGCAATTTCTGCACCTAGTACAGTGTTTGAGCTTGTACGGTTGTAGTCAGCACTTGCTGTTACGTTTGCAACGCCTGCGTCTACTGTGTATGCACCTTGTAGGTTGCTTACTTCTGATACATCTGTTGTCCAGTCAGTTAAGCCTACTGCTACACTTGCGCCACCCATTGTTACTTGTAATGACTCTGTCATTGCTGGTTTTGCTAGTGTGCCGTCTGCTGATGCATTTGCACCTGTTTCTGGCATTAAGTTGTTGTCATCACCAAATGCTAAATTAAATGCACCTAATGTTGTTCCTACAGTCCATGTGTCTAATGTTAGAGCATTACCGTCTGTTGCTTTAAAGTCTAGATCAACAGTTGCTACATCACCTGCGTCAAAATCTAATTCGACGCCCATAGTGCCTGCTGTTTTACCTGCTGTTGTTTCAGCAAAGTCTAAATTAACTGCACCGGTCATAATTGGTGCAGTCGGAGTTTCTGTTTCAGCCAGTGCTGAAGTCGTTGCCATTGCGGCAACCATTGCTAGTACGAATGTACGCATTTGATAGTTTCCTTATTCTTCTTATAATTTCTTGTGAGCGGGGTGGGAATGTTTTGCTCACATATTACTTACCTCGGCACGACCACCGAATGGCCGTTAGTGGAATAAAGAATAAAGAAACTGTTGCATAATTATTACACGAACAAACTGCTAACTGATTCTTCGTTTGTTACTCTACGAATTGCTTCGCCAAACAAAGCCTCAACACTTACTTGACGTGTTTTCTTGCAGTTCTTAGGACAACGATTTATAACTGTGTCAGTAACTACTAATTCATCTAACACACTCTTTTCAACCTTTTGACATGCTTCGCCTGATAGTACACCGTGTGTAATATATGCTCTAACACTCAATGCACCTGCGTCCATAATTGCTTTGGCCGCACTACATAGTGTTCCGCCTGAGTCAACAATGTCATCAACTAGGATAGCATGTTTGCCTTGAACATCACCAATCAGTGCCATTACTTCACTCTTGCCTGCTTCAGGTCTGCGTTTGTCTACAATAGCAATGTCCCCGTGGAACATGTCTGCAAACTTACGAGCTCTTACTGCTCCACCTGCATCTGGTGATACAAATACTGTGCTAGGTTGTTCTACATCTGGGTCGTCTATAATACCAATACTACGTTTAATGTCTTTGGCAAATACCATACGGCTTGTTAAATCGTCCACCGGAATATCAAAGAAACCCTGTATCTGTCCTGCATGTAAGTCCATTGTTAAAATTCTATCTGCGCCTGCTGTAACTAATAAGTTAGCAACTAGTTTTGCTGTAATAGGAGTACGACTTGCACTCTTACGATCTTGTCTAGCATATCCAAAATATGGAATAACTGCTGTAATACGACTAGCACTTGATCTACGTGCCGCATCAATCATTACTAGTAATTCCATTAGACTGTCATTGACTGGTGTGCTTGTACTTTGTACAATGAAAACATCTTCGCCTCTGACGTTTTCTAAAAATTCAACACTCGTTTCGCCGTCAGCAAAAGTTGTAATTTTTGCTGGAACTAGTGTGGCAAAACATGCTTCTGCAATTCCTTGTGCGAGGGGTATATTTGCGTTCCCTGCGATGATTTTCATTTTCAAATGGGCTCCCTTTCCTTATTAGGTTTAGTAGTTAATGGTAACTTTATTTACTATAATACATTACAGTGTCTTTGTCAAGTGAATTTTTAGATAAAAGAAAAGGAGCCGAAGCTCCCTTTCCTGCTATGTTTGGTAACAAGGCCTAACTACCTCGTAACAGCCTAGGCCGCTAATGAATAATTCGCGTTTGCAATTATTAAGTTTGTTCGCGTTAACCGAGCTTACATCCGGGCAACTCCACTCTTCTACTAATCCGCCTGTCGATCCTAGTTCAGCCCCATCAAAAATACATTCTCAGTTTATCAGCCTGTTGCTTCTGCTATACAGTAAGCAGAATGTATTTTTGGTGGAGCTGCCGGGTACCGCCCCCGGGTCCAGCTCGTCGTTTGAATTGCTTCAACGTTACAAGTATATTTATAACACAGAAATTGTTATATGTCAACCGCCTGGAACAAATTCTTTTGGAGTATACCAATTCTTTTGATGATGTATACGTCCTAGCAGTTCTTGTATCTCTGTCATCTCCGCATGGAGTTGAGTAGATACATCGCCTTGAGCAATGGCCATTCCTCTACGGCCAGCCTTTGCTCTTAGTGCTGATTCAATGACTTCAATGTCTCTTACTGTAAGTTCAAATGTTTTATTTGGTTTCATTACATCATACTCATGCCAAACAAATCTAGTTCTTCTGCTTCTTTAGTAGCATCTTCATCTGGATTCTTAATTGGCTCTAACCAAGTATCTGCAATATATGCACGAGGCGATGGCCCAAGCATAATGCTCAGGTCATCTGCTTCAATCCACCAAAAGTTATCAGTGACTGCCGCTTGACACATTACTCCATTAAAATGGAAATGTGTTCCTCGTTCATAGTGTCCAATGTGTTCAGCAACTTTTACAATACGTCCAATGTTTTCGGGTCGTACACTGTATTTTATAATTGCTAAGTCGCCTTGTTTACACTTCATTAGTTTTACTACTTTCATGTTTTAACAGCAAGGCATTAACTTCGTCAGTCTTAATTAACCAGCCATTTTCATTTACAATAAAAACATCGCCCGGCTTGTATAACCAACTGTCTTTTTGTGTGCCGTTTGGACCTACGCCCATTACTTCACCTTCCCAGTCGCCTTTGACTTTAAAGCCTTTGCCTCCTGGTATGCTATCAATATTATAATCTACCCACATCATTACACAATGTCTTCTTTTTGAAATTTGCTTACTAATTGAGTCATATTGCCAATCTTCTCAAAGTATCCATTTGGACCTACTCTGAATTCGTCGCCAATATCTAATTCAACTTCATCAATAACAAAGAACTTGTCATCTAAATCTTTTGTGGATAAGATTCTAAAACCATTCTCAAATTTATGTAGTACTAGATTTTTATGTAACATTATTTCTAATCTCCTAACAATAATTTTGTGTTACCCGCAATAATCATACAGCATGTTACTATATGGAGAAGCACCCATCCAGTACGGATAAGTGCTACTCTGTCTGCTCTTAGATCATCATCGTATGCTTTTTGTCCAATGGCCTTACACCAATATTCCCACATACGACTGATCATTACATTGCGTTCTTTTTGTCTTGTATTTCCGCTCTACGTGATTTTGTGAGCTTGCCTAAGTCACCAAGTGCTTTTCTAGCTCTTGCCGCGGCCGCTTTAATACCTTTTTCATCAAAAGTCGATGCTTCTGTTAGATAGTTGTTAAAGGCTTGTACGATTTGATCGTGTTGTGATAATTCACTCATTACATTCTCCTATTGTTGTTAATGTCAATATTATTTAATGAATGTACATCTAAGGGGTCTTAAATGTGGTTTATTATGAATTTGCAAAAACGTCAGGACTTCCAGTCTTAGCCGCATTTGGTATCCAACTACCATGACCTCCGGTTGCATCACCTTTTCGGTGTACCGGTATGTTGTTAACAAACACTGTATCTGATCCTGCATCTGCTGGATCTCCACAAACTGTAGTATCTCCTACTCTAACAGTTGCTTCGTTATTAGTAAACACATCAGGAGATCCTACGTTATAACTAGTTTGATGATAAGGTCCTGGACTAGGTGAAGCATGTCCTTCGTGTACGTCTACATTTGTTCTTACTACTTCTGGCATTACATTCTCCCTACAACTACTTCTATTACACCTTCGCCTGCGGTGTCTTTATCTTCAAGTGCTTTACCTATTACTGCGCCGCCTATAAAATAACGTGCTACCATTGCATAGCCTGGCTTAGTACCACAGGTTACCATCATATCACCTTTTTGTACTTTACCTAATACTTTTACTGGCACTCTGCCTTGTAGTGCTACTACTGCACCTTCTTCATTTGAGTTCATGCAGTATGCAGGGAATTCGGAAATTACTCCTGCTACCCTAGTATTAGCAAATCCAGTTGATATAGTAACTTCTTGTTCACCCCCAAATGCTACAACTGTGCCTGGTTCATAATCAGCATCGCTGGTATAGACTTCTGCCAAGTCAGCATAGTTAGCAGTATTAGAATTACCAGCAAAGGTTGTTGCTCTTAGTGTTGATGAACTAGGAATATATGATAGTCCGCCAGTACCACTTGAATGTTTGTCAATGTTGATACTTTGTGCGCCATCATTTGCAACAAACGCAACATTCCATTCACTTGCATCACTTGATGTATTTGTAACAGTAACGTCTGTAGCACTTGCACTACCTGTTAGTGTAATAGTACTGCCAACTTGTGTTGCTGTAACATTACCTGCGCCAGCAATAGTAACTGTGCCTGTGGTTTCACTTCCGCTTATGCCTACACTAGTTACTGTGTTAGTATTTGTATCCCAAGGAACATTTACATACATCTTACCACTATCTAATTCAACTGGATAGTTTTTACCGTTTTCTGAATAGCCAATTTTAACAAGTCCAAGTACTGAAGCCGTTGCAGTTGTGTATGTTGTGTTTGTATCTGTAAACAATGCATTTGCTGGTACTGCTGTTTTAACATTGTCAAATGCCCAGTCCGAGCTAATACTTGTTGTAGTTGCTCCGTCAGTAGGAGTACTACTAATAGCTCTAAATGTATTAGTATCTGTAAACAATGCATTTGCCGGTACTGCTGTTTTAACATTGTCAAACGCCCAATTACTTGATATTGCTGATGTAGTTGCACCATCTACTGGAGTATCGTCTACATCAATTATAGTATCAGTTGAACTGATTGTTAATACAGGTCCTGATGAACCAGTAATAGTTGTTGCCCCTGATCCTACAAAATCAATATTAGTACCAGAAGTAATTGCTGATGCTTCACCACCGTTGGCTTTAATTCCCCAACTTGTATATGTATCAGCATCATTTGTACCTGAGTAACCTAAGTCAACAAGTGTACCTAAATCTTCTATACTAAGTGTTTTAGAACTGATGTCAGTAATGTGACCAAAGTCATCAACGCTAATACTTTGTATAACTGTGTCGTTTGCTGTGTTGCTTACACTTTCTTGATTGTTAGAAGTGTCAGCATGTGTAACTGTAATTTTATTATTTGCACCAGCAACATTAATTGCGGCACTGCCTGCAAAAATTACATCTTGGTTATTAGCACCATCTGATAATCTTACTCTTGTTTGATCAGCGGCAGTATCACCTGTTGCATTATTTACTGTTAGGGCATACGTTGTATCAACACCTGTTAGTGTAACTGTATTACCGATTTGTGTTGCTGTAACACTGCCACCGTCTGCAATAGTAATTGTTCCACTTGCTTCACTTCCAGTTATACCAACTTTAGTTTTAGTAACACTGAAACCACCAGTAATACTACTATAACTAAGATCGCCGCCACCGCTAAACAAGTTACGTATTTGAGCATCTGTACGTTGTGCGCCTTCTGAAAAACTAAAGTTACCAGTAAGTGGGTCATAAGTTAAATCGCCACTGGCATTAAATAATCCACGTATGTCTGCGTCTGAACGATCAGTGTCAGTAAAACTAAATTGACCTGTTGCACTGTTGTACGTTATATCACCACTAGCACTTAATAGTCCTCTAATGTCAGAATCGCTTGGTCCTGTGTATTCAAATACACCTGTGTTTTCAGTATAGGTAAATGATCCTAATCCGCCTGCGTCACTTCCACTTACGTTAGAGCGCACATCACCCGATCCAATAGCACTCTGTGTAAAACTAAACTCACCTGTACTATCATCGTAAGTAACATCACCACTTGCACTAAACAAACCACGTATGGTGCTGTCAGTACGTTCGTTATATGTTAATACTCCTGTGGCCGCATTATAACTTAAATCACCTGATACACTTAAAGCACTTCTTACTTGTGTTCTACTTGCACCAGTAAGTGTCATAGCACCTGTGCCATTGTTGTATGCTAATGATCCATAATATACTTCGCCGGCGCCGTCTGGTGTGTTAGCACTTGTAATACTTGCTCTTGCGTTTGATGTTGTAAATTTAGTAACACTAAACACACCTGTGTTTACATTGTAAGCAAGATCGCCACTTGCACTAAACAAGCCTCTAATATCGCCATCTGTCTTTTCGTCAAATTCTATTTCACCAGTAGCCGCATTATAACTAATACTACCTGTTACAGTAAATGCATTACGTATTTCATCCAACGATATACCTGTGTATGTGTAAGTTCCGTTGTTAGTGTCGTATTCTAATCCACCATAACGTGTTACACCATCTCCGCCAGTTTGTGCGGCACTAAAGTGAGCTCTTACTTCTGAAGCACTAGGACCTGTATAACTAATAACACCTGTGGTGTTGTCATATGTTAAACTACCATCGCCTCCTAAGTCAGTTGCACTTATTGCACCTCTGGCTCTTGCATTTGTAAAGTATAAGTTTGTTGGCGATAACGGACTTGTAACTTCCTGTACATCGTCTGTATTCAATACTATACTGTTGTCTACGTTTGCACTTTTACTGTTAACTTCAAATGTTTTACTATTAGCATAAGTTTCTACAAAGTCTTTGTTAGCGGCGTCTGTGCTTACTGTAGGCGTTGCTATACGCTCTACTTTGAAGTTCGCTAAGTCTAGGTTACCTTGTAATGCTTGTGTTGCTGTTAAGTCTAAATAACCAGGTCCAATTTTGCCAGGTTGTATAACGTTTGCATGTGTAAGTCCTAGTCTTCTGTTTACATAACTGCGTACTGCACTTTCAGTTGGTACAGTATCACTTGCATTGTCAGTCATTGCATCGTCAGTTGAAAACTCACTAACTGCAACACCACGTTTGAATCCAATACCGTCTAAGTTTGAAAGAGCAATACTTGCTGAGAATGTAACAGTACCTGTGCCTTGATCAACTTTAAAATAGTCACCTACTCTAAAGTTACCATCTTGGTCAGTGGTTACATAAAACACACGACCTTTGCCTTCTTCAACTACTTCTTTTGGTTGACTTGCCGCTATCTCAGGCTGTCCATAAATTTCTCTTGGGTAACTAGATGTTTGATAACTTCCTGTACCAATGTCAAGTAAATCATGTCCTGTACATCTTAGTGTACTAATACCTACAGTAATTCTAGCAACGTGTCCTGCTTGTACACCTGCTCGCATTGTAGGTTTGTCTGAGTATGATCCAAATGATTTTGTTAGTGCCGGAGTAAAGTCAACCTCTGCATATAGTTGTCCAGTAGTTGCTTTATCTCTGTATGCTGTAATTTCGTGTACAGTATCATTGAAAGCAAATATGTAACCTGTACCTGCACTGTTTGCTGTGTCTATTCTAGACTTTTCATTTACATCAAAGTCAACATCAAGACGTATTGTTGTATCGCCAACTTGTCCGGATCCTGCTACAGCACCTGCTGTTTCATCTAATACTAATTTTACATAATCGTATGTTTCTCTAAGAGTAATACGTGCTTCATTTACTGGCAAGCCTGCAACATCATATGCAAGTACACGATATACTTTGTCTGGGTCATCATCATATACAAGAGCAGTACTAGGTCTTGTTGGGTTAACATCTACAATGCCGTTGTACTTAACAACTTGTCCATTTCTAATAATTACATTAGTTGCGTTAGGAACGTCAACTTGTATACCAGGTTTACTTGCTATACCGACTGCAATGTTAAGTTGATAAACTTGTGGACTTGTTCCGTCAACTGCTGTAACACTTGTTACTTCATATCTGTTTAAGAATACCGGTTCGTTTTCTAAGTCGGTGCCACCATTGTGATCTATTTCAACTTCACTTACATTAAATGGTTCGTAATCTAAGTTAGTAACATAAAGTACTGTATCGTTTTGTTCGTTAGGATAGTCTGATGTAGTAAACGCTGTACCAATTTGTATTGTATCTTGGTCAACAAACACTTGGTCGCTTACTTCTAATGGATCACTGCCTTTAGCAACAAGAGCAAAGTCACCGTATGCTGTTGAACCGTTTAATGAACGTATGTCTGATCCATTCTCTGCTAGATAACTTATGTGGTTATAGTAACAGAATACACTAACAAGCTCTGAACGTGCATTGTTGGTTGTGTACACACCATAACCTAAATCGTTAATTTGTGTAAAGTCATTACCTAACATACTGATGTTACCAGCAGTAAGTATTTCTATGTTGTAGGGCACCGTAGGCAACGCTACAGCGGTCTCGTTTACAATTTGGTAGTAAGCAAGCGTCCAAGGTGTGTTATCGTTTAAAATAAGACGATATTCTCCTGCACCTACTCCTACTGTGTCTGCTTTGTCTATTTGAAAACGTGTGCCGTCAATAAAGAAACTAGTTGGAGTTTGTGGTTGTCTAAACACATTATCAATAACAATTTCAGTTGGACTGTTTATTTGTTTAATACGTGCATCTAAGTTACCAGCAAATCCGTCAATAAACATACCACCTGCAAAACTTACATCAGGTGCTTTTGATTTTGAGAAACTTGATGCTGTTTGTGTATAAGGTGACTTAGTAAGTATTTGTCCTTCTGGATCTAACACTTCCATAAATCCGCCATGCCCTTGTACACTGATATTTCTTATGATAGTTGCGTCATTCATTAACAACACATCCATCTCATCATTGTCTTTAGGTGCGTTAAAGTTTCCTCTAATTATTTCTGCTACTGAACCAATTAAGTCTTCAACTACACTTTGTTCAGCACTTTCAAGTAACATACTTGTTTGTGTTTTTAGATGGTCTATAGCCGCCGCCGTTTCTGTAACTTGATCGCCTGGTAGTTGTCCTTGATATGTTAGTGCGGCAAATAATGTTTCATTAAAGCCTCCATATAACATATCCAATGCCGCGGCATCAATTATATAACCTACGTCACGTCTACACTTTGCTACATCATATACTAAACTTGGATACGTTGTAGTAATAAAATTAATTGTGCTGTCTGCTAGTTGTTTCTTTGTTGACGCTGTACTTAATGTTTTATATGCTTCGTCATAGTCGCCTACATTTTCTGCATAGTTGTATATGTGATTGTTACGGTCTGCTAGGTAGTGAGCACCAAAAGGAAGATTGCCAACTACTGCTGGATCTAGTCCAAGGTTTACCGCATCTCTTTTAAAACGTATGTTTGCATATGGACTAGCACTTGGTCCAGGACGTGGTCTAATAATACTACGTCTAAACTCATCACCTTTAATAGAAGTATTGTTTGGAACCTTCATTGGAAAGTGTTCAAAGTAAATTCCACTTTCAACTCTAATTGTTATTTCAGGATAAGATGTGCCTGCGGCTTTAAATGCACTGTATGGAACTCCTGGAATAGGATTGCCAAACTTTAGTTCCTCGCCTTGTACAAATGTACCATCTTCAACATTAACAATAAATTCATCATAGTTCTCTGTTGATTGTATATTGTATTCTTCTATAATAGCAGTTGCACCACTAGTCATGCCAAGTATTCTAAAGCCACTGCGTAACTCTGTTTGTGCATCTAAGAAACTAGCACCTTTGCCAACATTAAGAACTTTAAAGTCGCCTTGGTCTGCTATTGCTATGATAGTACTTTTCTTTTGGCTTACTTGACTGTCATATGTAATAAACTTTTGATATGGACCTAAGCCCTTGCTTGCTCTATTAACAACACGTTCTGCTTCTCTACAAGCCGCATTTAAACTAGCAAATGCTGTCCCTGGAGTTCTACCACGCTTCTCGCCGTATGTGTTATCATCCTTACCGTTAGGACTAACAAATAATACATTGGTGCTTGTTTGGAATGGTGTGCTTGCTACTAGATAGTAGTCTTCGCCATCAGAATATTCTAAACTTTGTGTGTTAGGATTGTATCTAAATAAACCATCAGTTGGACTAGGACGATCTTGTTCGCCACGCATCATTATTTCAGTTACGTTGCCAACTACATCAACTTTTATCTTATCACCAAATGCAGGCTTACCTCCACCTGTTACACCATCACCTATATACAGTTGATCGTTTTCGGTGTCGTAGATAACTTCACCATTAAGCGGTGTAAATGCTTGTCTATCTGCTGTTGGTCCGCGTCTTACTAATATACTACCGCGATCTGGCGTAGAGTCTTCCGACATTTATTAATCCTCTATCAATGGACTGTTTGGTCCGTAAGTAACATTAGGATCGTAAGTTGCTGTACCTGCTAATGGAATATAACCACCATCAAAGTAATTAGACGGAGTTTGGGTAATTGGTTCACCGTCAACTCTATCAACTTTAGACGTATATAGTGGTTTTATTTCTCCCGCATCTATAGGCGGAATATTAAAGAAGTTATCTTTATCAAATGGTGCACCACGTCTAATCATATACTATCCTTTAGTATATTTATCGGACTCTGTGGTGCTTTAGGTTAAGTTACAATACCAGTAGTTTTTTCAGTATATTGCTTTGCAAGTCCTTCTTCAGTTCTTGCTATACATACTATTGCGTTTGCTTTGATCTTAAATTTTGAATGATCAGGGTCAACACTAAACATAAATGGTGCTAATCCTAGACCTTGTCCTTGTGCAATTAATGCCATTGGCTTGTGAAGTGTAACTACGTCAGAATCTTCTGAATCATATCTGGCAATGATTTCTTCGCCTGCGTTTAATTTTAGACTTACTGTGTCGCCTGATGAAATTGGTTTTTCTAATAACATATTATTTCCTGTATGTGCTGTTTTCAAACAGTAGATTTCCTGCTACACTTACTCTGTACTCATCAGATGTATAAAATGGATACACCATGTGTTGCAACTTTGAAGAAAATAAAGCAATACCGCCTTCTTGTTCTTGAGGACATAATGATCCTCGGTTGCCGAATACGTCAGAGTAAATAAAGTGAAATTCTCCGTTTACTGCTCGTTCGTTTGTTTTTGTAAATTGTTTTTGTTCGTCTTCCTTATTGTAAGGAATCTTTACCCATATCACAAAACTTATATCTGCGTCATGATCGTGTATAGGGTTGAACTCGTACTTCTCTTGGTAGTTTGCCCAAAGGCTTACTAACTCAGATTTTTGTATTGTAGAATACTTAAACACATCTTGATATACACGAGTCATTTCTTGTACATATGGTTCAAGTATACTATTACATCTAGTCATCTCAAACTCTTTATCAATATGTCCTACTAAGTCTTGATTCTTAGGAGCACTGTTTGTAAAGTTTGATTCAAATATACCATCTGTTTCTTGTCTTACTGCTTGCATTATTTCTTGCGGTACTGTGTCTACCATATATCCAACATTTGGAAGGTTGAATATTTTACAAGTTTCTGGGTTTACTAGCATCTATCACCTATAGAGTAAATCCGGTACCATTGTACCCCGTGTTGTCAATGTATTCAACCATTTGTTCGTAACCGCCTACCTTTTCGTTTCCTACAATAATTTGTGGAAATGTTCTTGCAGTTGGAAATGTTTCAAATAATTCTTCTCTTGTAAAATCAGTATCTAGTTGTTTGTATTCATACTTGTACTGTCTTGATTCACATAGTGCTTTTGCCTTTGTGCAACTTGGGCAAGCTGGCTTGCCATAAATTGTTATCATAAACTAAATCCTTTCAGTGAATCCTTGTCTACATCTTGTTTGATGCCACCAATGATATAACTTTCAACTTCTGTCTCCTGCGGAGCAACTTGCAAGCCTGAGCTAGATAGCCAATGCTGTGTCCAAGGAAGTGGGTTAGTGTTTACTGGTGCATTAAATATTGCATTCATACCTAGTGCTTTCAAACGTCTGTTAGCAATGTATTCTACATACTGATGTAGTAGTGTATCATTAAGACCAATCATACTACCGTCTTTAAACAAATAGTTTGCCCAGTCTTTTTCTTCTGCAACACATTCACGCCATAAGTCGTATACTTCTTCTTGACACTCTTTAGCAATCTCTGCCATCTCTGGATCGTCTTTGCCTTGCGCCCACAACTTTAATACGTGTGTGCTTAGTGCCAAGTGTTGTGCTTCGTCACGAGCAATTAATGAAATAATCTTTGCAGAGCCTTCCATTAGTTTTAGCTCGCCAAATGCAAACGTACATGCAAAACTTACATAGAAACGTAAACCTTCTAAGATGTTTACTGTTTGCATTGCAAGATAAAGTTTCTTCTTAACATCACGCATGTTGCCTTTGTTGCGATGTGTATACGCATCAGCGGCTTCTGTAAATGCATCGTAATGCTTAGTAACACTTTGTGCTCTAGCAATAATTTTTTCATCATCTAGAATAGTATCAAATACTTCACTTGGGTCAGCATATACATTCTTCATAATGTGTGTATAACTACGTGAGTGAATTGTTTCAAAGAAGTCCCAAGTAACAATACATCCTTCTAGTTCAGGTAGCGAAACATGCGGCAAAAATGCCAAACATGGACCACGTCCTTGGACACTGTCTAACAAAGTTTGATATTTCAAATTGCTTGTGAAAATATGTTTTTGCTCTGGACGGAAGTTTTGAAAGTCTGCACGATCTTTTTGTAGACTTACTTCCTCTGGTCTCCAAAAGTAACCCAACATTGTTTGATTTAATTTATCAAACACAGGATGCCTAAATGTGTCGTATCGCTGTGTGTTCATGTCTTCACCGAAGAACATATTTTGTTTGGTGAAATCTACTTTTTCTTTATTAAAAACTGTCTTAGCCATTTCTCTTACTTCCTTATCATCGCCCTTATATTGTAACTTCTTTTAAGAGCTGTGTCAACTATTAAATTGCACATGCCTCACATTCGCCATCTTCATCTATTACACCTGCTTCTAAAGCTGGTAACTCTTCTTCAACAAATCCTTCACTAGGATCTTCCTTATAGTCATAAGTGTTTTGATAGTAACTTGTCTTCCAACCTAACTTGTAAGTTGTTAGTAAATCTTTAATCATTACACTCATTGGTACTTCGTTGTCTGGGTAATGTGTTGGGTTGTAACTCCAATTGCCTGAAATAGCCTGATCAAAAAACTTTTGCATTACTGCAACAACGTTGATGTAACCTTCGTTGCTAGGCATGTCCCACAACAAGGTGTAGTGTTGCTTAAGGCTGTGATATTGTGGAACAATCTGCTTAAGAGGCCCTTTTTTGCTTTTCTTAACGGACAGGTAGCCTCTAGGAGGTTCGATTCCGTTGGTAGCGTTCGACACAACGGAACTGCTCTCCGAAGGCATTTGTGCGGACAATGTGCTGTGCCTGAGCCCGTGTTCCCTAATCTGTACTCGTAAAGTATCCCAATCATAATGTAACTTATTCTCTACTACTGCATCAACATCCTTCTTATAAGTGTCAATAGGAAGAATGCCCTTGCTGTATTTAGTACGGTTGAAGTATTCACAAGCACCTCTTTCCTGTGCTAATTTGTTACTTGCTTTTAACAAGTAGTACTGGAACGCTTCTGTTAAATTGTGTACTAGTGTCCATGCTTCTTTGTCTTCGTACTTAACATGATTCTTAGCAAGATAGTGTGCTAGTCCAATGTAGCCTACCCCTAGTGAACGTCTTGCTTTTGTACTAACTTCTGCCGCTCTAATTGGATAGCGTTGATAGTCAATAATTTCTTCTAATGCTCTTACTGCCAGTTCACATAAGTCTTCTAGGTCATCTAGTTCTTTTAGTGTACCTACGTTGATAGCACTTAAAATACATAAAGCAATTTCGCCTTCTTCATCATCGATATGGTTAAGTGGCTTAGTTGGTAGTGTAATCTCTTGACACAAGTTACTCATGTAAACTTTATCTTCAAACGAACTATGTGTGTTACAGTGATCAACATTCATAATGTAGATACGTCCTGTTTCTGCACGTTCTTTGATCAACGCACTAAACAATTCCATAGCTGGGACCTTTTTCTTCTTGATACTTGTAGCACGTTCATACTTTTCATAAAGTTCATTAAACTCATCTGGATCACCAAAGTATGCTTCGTATAAACCAGGCACATCATGTGGCGAGAAAAGAGTTATATCGCCGCCGGCTAATAACCTTTCGTACATAGTTTTGTTTAATTGTATGCTGTAATCTAACTTACGTACACGATTGTCCTCTGTACCTTTGTTGTTCTTTAGTACAAGGATGTCTTCAATCTCTTGATGCCAAAAAGG